GCGACCTCAAATATTATGTTGAGTCTGACCCCGAAATAATAGATAGCGAATCAAGAGTCTATTATTACAAGACAATGATAGAGACTTTGAAGGAAATGGTTGATACTTTGAAATGGCGACACCAAACTGTGAAGAACATTATTGAAGCAAGGAAATTTGAGGCAGGAGTTTGATATGAAACCCAATAAGATATATTTTAAATATCAAAGAGAAGACAACACAACATTCCTGAGTGTTATTGAACCTCACGAATGGACACCCTCTACGCAGCCTTATAAGTATATCGGGATGTTTAAATTGAACTCGGATGGCATTTGGAATGATGTGACGAAAACTGAATTTGAGCATGATGGTGATTGGAGACATTGGGGCGAGTAAAATAAATGAGTAGCAACATAATAACTATTCAAATGCAAAACCATTCGCAAATGGCAATCCTTTGCGAACCTAGTGTTCGCCAAGAACTATCTGATTATTTCTGCTTTGATGTTCCTGGTGCGAAGTTTATGCCTATCGTTAGGCGTGGACAGTGGGATGGTAAGATACGGTTATTCAACATGCTAACTTGTGAACTGCATGTAGGACTCTACGCAAAACTCTGTCGCTTCTGTGCAGACCGTCACTATCATATGGCACTCAAGAAGTCTGCCTATGGACTACCAAACGCAAAGAACACTGTTGACCATCAGGTTATGGTGAAAGAAATTGCGTCATACAAATCTACCTTTGAACCTCGCCCATACCAATATGACGCGATTGTTCACGCGATAGAGCGAAAGCGAGCGGTGCTTTTATCCCCGACTGGTTCGGGCAAGTCGTTCATTATCTACAATCTTATGCGATGGTTCCTTGAAGAATACGAAAGCAAGGTGTTAATTGTTGTGCCTACTACATCTCTCGTTGAGCAGATGTATAAAGACTTTGATGATTATGGGTTTGACTCAGAGAAAGAAGTCCACCGAATTTATTCTGGTAAGGATAAAATAACTAATAAGCGCGTTATCATAACCACATGGCAGTCTGTTTACAAACTGGGAAAACCTTGGTTTGAGCAATTCGGTTGTGTCTTTGGTGATGAGTGCCATTTGTTCAAAGCAAAGTCTCTCACTACTCTAATGGACAAATGTACCAACGCATCCTATCGTTTTGGCACCACAGGGACGCTTGACGGGACTCAGGTGAACAAGTTAGTGTTAGAAGGTCTCTTTGGCCCGACTAAACAAGTGACCTTCACACGCGACCTCCAGGACAGTGGTACGCTTGCTAAACTAAAGATTGATATCCTTGTGGTAGAGTATCCTGAACTCAGTAGAAAAATTGTCAGTAAACTAAACTACCAAGAAGAAGTTGACTATCTTGTTACACACGAAGGGCGCAACAAACTAATACGAAATCTTGCAGTGACGCAAAAGGGCAACACACTGGTATTGTTCCAGTTCGTAGAGAAGCATGGTGAGGGACTATACAAGTCTATCAAGAAGTTAAACGATAACTCTTATTATGTGCATGGTGGGACGGATGTCTCTGACCGTGAAGCAATACGAGGTATCGTGGACGGAAGCGATGGTGCAATCATCGTTGCCTCTATGGGGACGTTCTCAACGGGTATAAATATAAAGAACCTACATAATATCATTTTCGCCTCACCATCTAAGTCTCAGGTGAGAGTACTACAATCAATTGGTCGAGGTTTGCGTAAGTCTGATAATGGCGTAGAAACTAAGTTAATTGATATCGCAGATGACCTTCAATGGGAATCGAAGAAGAACTACACCCTCAATCACTCAGCAGAGAGAATCAAAATCTACAAGAGAGAGCAGTTTGACTTTGACATACACAAGGTGTTACTATGAAAGAAGAAGAAGAACTTAACATACAACAGATTAGATTTTCAAATGGCACCGAAGTACTCGCTAATATAATACTTTGGCAAGATGACGAATTAATAGAAGCGAACTGCATACTAGAAATCGACAGGCGAACCTATGATAACGACTTTGATGTGGAAGAGAATAAGTCATATTATGTCCTAAAACCTTGGATATCATACATCGATGATATGCACAAAATGAGTGTTATTAATCCAGTTAGTATACTTTCTGTTACCACTCCTGCGCCAATCGTGGTCGAGCAGTATACTACTTCTCTAAAGGAAATCATTAAATACATGGCAGATACAGCAAAACCTGAAGATAATGTTGAAACTGAACTTCGTACAGATAGTCTTAATGTTATTCCATTTACCCCCAAAAATAATATCCAACTGCTCACCGAAGATTAAAAATTCCCTTGACATCTTAGTCTGAATGCTTATAATAGAGTATTCAGATTGAGTAATAAGGAATTTTAAGTATGACCGAAAAAACCGCAGCACCTAAGAAGTTAAAACCTCGCGAAAAACCCCACTATGTCAACAACTCTGATTTCAGTGATGCGGTTGTAGAGTTTGCAAAATCATCACAAAAAGCAGTATCAGAGGGGAAACCAATTCCTGTTGTGGGGGACTATATCGCAAACTGTTTATTGAAGATATGTGAAGGACTGTCACACAAATCGAACTTTGTTCGTTATACCTATCGCGATGAAATGGTTATGGATGCTGTAGAAAACTGCCTTCGTGCTATAGGTAACTATAATGTGGAAGCAGCAACACGCAAGGGCAAACCTAACGCATTCGGATACTTTACTCAAATAGCATGGTATGCCTTCCTACGGAGGATCGCCAAAGAAAAGAAACAGCAAGATGTCAAACTTAAATATATTGCCGAATCTGCCCTTGACGAATTTATGGTAGACCCTGACGAAGACCCTGAAGTGGCAAAGGCGGTGCAGTCTTTTGTTGATAATTTACGACAAAGGATTGACGAAGTGAAAGAAAAAGACCAGAAGTTTGAGTATTATAAGAAGAAGAGACTGTCAAACAAAAAGAAGTCTACAGACTCTGACCTTACAGATTTTATTGAGGAATAAACTTGAAGATCGCTTTACTAAATGACACACATTGCGGCATTAGAGGCAGCAGTGATATCTTTATCAACTATCAGGAAGAATTTTATACAGATATATTCTTTCCGTATCTCATTAAAAATGATATAAAGCATATTATCCATCTTGGAGACTATTACGAAAATCGCAGATTTATAAATTTCAAAGCACTGAATGCTAACCGCAAACACTTCCTTGAGAAACTGCGTGAGTATGGTATCACTATGGATATCATCCCAGGGAATCACGACACCTATTACAAGAATACCAATGACCTGAACTCCCTCAAAGAGTTGCTTGGTCATTACATGAACGAAGTCAACATCGTAGAAGAACCAACGGTGTTAGACTATGACGGTATGAAGATAGGACTTGTCCCTTGGATATGTCAGGACAATGAGGATAAGATTCAAACCTTCCTCAAGAATTGTTCTGCTGATGTTATCGGTGGACACTTTGAACTTATCGGTTTTGATATGATGCGTGGAGTCCCATGCACACACGGAATGACCTCGGACAATCTCAAGCGATTTGATTTAGTTATGTCAGGTCATTATCACGCTAAATCAAATCAAGAGAATATTCACTATCTTGGTTCACAAATGGAGTTCTTTTGGAATGACGCACACGATGATAAATTCTTTCATGTCCTTGACACGCAGACTAGGCAACTTTTGCCAGTTCGTAATCCCGTCACGTTGTTTGAGCGCATACGGTATGATGATACCAAGCATGATTATAATAATTTTTCTGTGGAATATTTGGACAACAAATTTGTAAAGGTTGTCGTAATCAACAAGAACGATGCGTTCACCTTTGACCGATTCCTTGATAGGATACAACAAAGAAAAATACATGAGTTAAAAATTCAAGAGGACTTCTCTGAGTTCAGTAGCGACAACGTGAATGACGAAGGACTTGAGGTTGAGGACACCAGCGAACTGTTGAATCAGTACGTTGATAATGTTGAGACCATATTAGATAAAGACCGTATTAAAATGGAACTATCAGAACTGATGAAAGAAGCACAGAGTATGGAGGTCGCGTAATGATTAAGTTTCAAAGTGTAAGATATCGCAACTTCCTTAGTACGGGCGACAACTGGACAACTATCAATCTCAACAAGGATAGACACACGCTCATCGTTGGAGACAACGGTGCTGGTAAGTCTACTATGTTAGACGCTATCTCGTTCGGGTTGTTTGGTAGGTCGCATCGTAACATCAACAAACCACAACTTGTTAATAGCATCAACAACAAAGGCACTGAGGTTGAGATCGTCTTCGTTGTCGGAGCATCAACTTACAAAGTAAGGCGAGGACTGAAACCAGCACTCTTTGAAATCTTCAAAGACGGTACAGTATTAAACCAGAACTCCCACAGCAAAGAGTACCAGAAGATACTTGAACAGAACATCTTGAAGTTAAGTCACAAGACTTTCCATCAGGTTGTTATACTTGGTTCATCTTCATTCACTCCATTCATGCAACTGAGTACAGCACAACGCAGGGATGTCATTGAAGACCTATTAGACATTAATGTATTCTCTAAGATGAACTCTCTTCTCAAGGAGCAGTCTGCTGCCCTCAAGGAGAAAGTTAATCAGGCATATCATTCTATAGAGATAAATGAAACTAAAACTGAGGCACAGAAAAAGTATCTCCGTGATGTTTCTAAGATAAACAGTGATGCGAAGAAAGAGAAAGAAACCTTCATTGAAGAAGCAAAGAAAGATATAGAGGAACTGGTCAATAAGAATGCTGTTTATCAGCAACAAGCAGCGAAACTTGAAGAAGAGTTTCGTCCACAACTGCACACGAATACTGAGAAGTTGCAGCAGTTGCATTCATACAAGTCAGAGTTCAAGACTAAAATCACTGCGCTTGTCAAGGAAGCAAAGTTCTACGAGAATAATGAGAACTGTCCCACCTGTCATCAGGATATTAGTGAGGAACTGAAGACTACAAAACTTGGTGAGGCAAAGGACAAAGCGGGTGAACTGCAAACTGGTTCTGATATGGTAGTAAAGGAGTATGATGATACTTCCGAAACCATCACGACTCTCCAAGAGAAGATGTCTGACATTGCAACTATGTTGCAGAACGTACAGATAAATTTACAGACCATAACTACTCTCAATAAAAACATTGATAAGATGAATGGCGATACTGATAAACTGTCTGACAAGCATTCTGACCTTGCGAAAGCAAACGATGACTATGATGCCTTGATGAAAGAGTATCACGCTCTTATGGAAACTCGTAACAAACTGAATGACCAGCACTCATACAATTCGGTCATCAGTGAGATGCTCAAAGACACAGGTATCAAGACAAAGATCATCAAACAGTATCTCCCTGTCATAAACAAACTGGTCAACCAGTATCTAACCATACTGGACTTCTATGTCCACTTTGACCTTGATGGTTCATTCAATGAAACTATCCGTTCACGGCACAGAGACTCGTTTACTTACGACTCTTTCAGTGAAGGCGAGAAGCAACGCATTGACCTTGCACTATTGTTTACTTGGCGACAGGTAGCAAAAATGAAGAACAGCATATCAACTAACCTACTGGTATTGGATGAGACATTCGACTCATCATTGGACGAGGCAGGGATTGAAAACCTGTTGAAAATCATCCACACTTTAGGCGAGGACACAAGCGTCTTCATTATTTCACACAAGCGTGAAGAGTTAGACGGCAAGTTTGATTCTAAGATAGAATTCTACAAAGACAAAAACTTTAGTAAGATACGAGGTAAGGAAGCAGCATGAACGAAGTTATTTATTTAATGCAAGAACGTGTTGGCGATAGCGCATGGCAGACTCTCCATTACACAACTGGTATAGATTGGCAACGCGCAGACGAGTGGTCAAAGGTATGTAAGAGGTCTATCGCGATAGATGGTTTCCCTGTCTCGCGAAGATTAGTTTCATTACCACCAAAAGAGTGGACAGTATGAAACACGCTTGGAAACTATGGGCAAAGGCGTTGGGTGAAAAGACGGGCGCAACTGACCGTGACGCAGACATAGTTGCTGCCATACGAACCACCATTGTTCTAGTCAACTTTACAACTTGTTTTTTTATTATGTCAAACATAGTGAGACACTGGCAATGAGTAAGAAGAAGGTTATAACACCTAGAAAGAAGGTTTACCAACCAAAGAAGAAGCAGTACAATGACCTCACAGCACTTGCAAAAGAAATGGTGCTTGCTGGCGAGAAGGTTATCAACTTTGATGGACATAGCATACAAACAAAAACGACACATTACGGATTGTTCGATGGGACAGTCTCAGTAACAGAGAGGGTACGATGAGTAAAGGAAGCAAAAGAAGACCGTCACAAATATCTGCTGAAGAAGCAGCAGCAAGATGGGATGCAGTCTTTGGCAAGAAAGATAAAGTAAAAAAAGTTAAGAAAACTAAAACAGATGAAAAATGATATGAAGACAAGCAGAGTAACGCCAGACGAGATCACCACAGAAATCTCTCGAATGTTTGACTATGAGTTTGATGGCACGACTACCTTTCATCCACCAGAGATCAGTCCTATTGACCGAGAGATGACAATGGGTAAAGAGTGGGGCATAGGTGTTATTGTCGGTCCGTCTGGATCAGGTAAGTCTACCTTGCTGGATCAGTTCGGCAAAGAACAACCAATTGGATGGGATGGCGATAAAGCAATCTGTTCACACTTTGAAAATGCCACCGATGCAGAAGAGAGATTATCATCAGTGGGGTTCAATAGTATCCCTTCATGGATGCGACCATACCATGTGCTTTCCAATGGTGAACAGTTTCGTGCTGACCTCGCTCGTAGAATACAGGATGGTGCAGTCATAGATGAGTTCACTTCAGTGGTGGATAGAAACGTAGCAAAGTCTTGTTCAGTTGCTATCAAGAAGTATGTGAGTAAGAAAGGTATCAAGAATTTAGTGTTCGCAACATGCCACTATGATATTCTTGAGTGGTTAGAACCTGACTGGGTGTACGATACAGTATCCCAGTCCGTTGAAAATCGGAGGTTACTTAGGCGACCAGACATTGAGGTGGAAATCGTTCCTTGCACCGTCAGCGCATGGTCAATGTTCCGCGACCATCACTATCTCTCAGGAGACATCAATAAAAGTGCAAGATGCTGGCTCGCAATGTGGCGAGGGCAACCTGTCGGATTTTCTGCTGTAATCTCTTTCCCATCAGGCAGTGTGAAGAATGGATACCGAGGACACCGCACTGTTATCCTACCCGACTTTCAAGGGTTGGGCATAGGAGTGAGACTGTCTGATGCTATGGGTGAGATTTACACTTCAGAAGGTAAAAGATATTTTAGTAAAACCGCGCACCCCAGACTCGGAGAGTATCGCGAAGCATCCTCAAAGTGGAGACCCACCAGTCATAACAAACAGGATCGTGTGGACTACAAAACCGCAGGAACAAATAAGCATAGCAAAGAGTTGATGATGCGACACCAGAACAGAGTGTGTTATGCCCACGAATATGTCGGAGACCCGACCCCCGCCAGGATATCACCCTCGTAAGTCACTGATT